AACTGTAAACATTTAGGAGTAATACTATGGCAAATCGTAATGTCGCTGGATTTGGCTTGATCGCTCAGGGTACCGTTGGTTCAACACCAGCTACCCAAGGACAAGGCAAATACTACATAGACGCGGCGTATGATACTGATCTATTTCAAGGCTCTGCAGTGCAGAGTAAAGTGGGATACATCAAAACTGCGCAAGCGGCTATCACCGACTTAAGCATAGGTATTCTGAATGGTATCTTTTATAACGCGTCGACTACTTTAAAACCGACGTGGGCAAATTGGTACAATCAGCCGATTACTCCAGCGAACAGTGAAGACTTAACAGCGTTCGTGATTGATAATCCATTTCAACTTTTTGTTGGATCTACAACTGCGGCAATAGCACAAGCGGGATATGGTAAAACATATGGCCTGACTGTGACTGCAGCAGGCAGTGAAATAAATGGACAATCAAGCTCAACGCTAACAGTTGGAACTGTAAGTGCTACCGCAAATCAGTGGAGATTGATAAGAACTGCTGAGGACCCTGAGAACAAAGATTTAACTGCCGCTTATACGTCAGTTATCGTTGCTCACAACCTCAATCAGTACTTACAAAACACTGGTACTGCTGGTATCACTTGGCAATAATAGGAGCATATAGAACATGGCGATTTCACGATCACAGCTAGTCAAAGAACTAGAACCTGGCCTAAATGCACTATTTGGGCTGGAATACAGACGTTATGATCAGGAACATAAAGAAATTTATGCAACTGAATCATCTGACAGAGCTTTCGAAGAGGAAGTTATGTTATCGGGATTTGCAAACGCAGATGTTAAACCTGAAGGTCAGGGCGTAGGATACGACGAAGCGCAAGAAACCTTCACAGCTCGTTATACTATGGAAACTGTCGCTTTAGCTTTCGCTATTACAGAAGAAGCCATGGAGGACAACCTCTATGACAGACTTTCTTCTCGTTATACAAAAGCTTTGGCAAGATCTATGGCAAATGCTAAACAAGTAAAAGCAGCGGTCCCATTAAACAATGGACTGCCTGCTGTAGCTACATTCAAAACAGGTGACGCTGTTTCTTTAATAAACGCGTCTCACCCAACGATTGCAGGTACGTTTAGTAATACCCTATCTACTGCAGCGGACCTTAACGAAACATCATTGGAGCAAGCATTAATTGATATTGCTGCATTCACTGATGAACGTGGTCTTAAAATTGCAGCTAGAGGAATGAAAATGGTCATTCCTTCTGCGCTACAATTTACTGCTGAGAGGATCTTAAAGTCTCCTGGTAGAACAGGAACAGCAGATAACGATATCAATGCTCTAAAAAACATGGGAATGATCCCACAAGGTTTTAGAGTTAATCACTATCTTTCAGATACTGATGCTTGGTATATTATCACCGATGTTCCAAACGGGATGAAACATTTCGATAGAGCCCCATTGAAAACTTCAATGGAAGGCGATTTCGATACTGGCAATGTTAGATATAAAGCTAGAGAAAGATACGTCTTCGGATGTTCTGACCCTAGAGGTATCTATGCATCACCAGGTGCGTAGTAACATACACACAAATCTTAACTAAAAAAAGATGGGGCGGCCGCAATGTCGCCCCATTTCTATGTTATAATTAAGAAATTAATATGAAAACTTTTCTAATAAAAATTCGATATTGTGGTTATTCTGCTGACTTTAAAGTCACAGCGGAAGACTCTCCTCAAGGTATTGAAAACTCTATCCTTGACAAACTAGGAAAAAATGAGGTAATATTTGAAAAAAATGGATTTACTACTAAAACTGGTAAATGGATAACCTATGAGGAGGTTACAAATGACCCAAGACCTGTACATTACGAAGAAGTCCTTGGAGTTAGAATGGCAACAAGAACACCTGAAGGAGGGCAAATATAATATTCATATGTCCTATATTGACAAAAAAATTCAGGAAATTGTTAAGGAAATCATTGCCAAAGAGTTTGAAGAACAAACGCTTCAGACTAAAATAAACGAGGCCAAGAGCGAAGTTTCGATAGCCACTTAAGCGTTATCAAAAATCACATATTTTTGTAGGGATTCCTTGCGCTATTTGAAAAAAAGTAGTACAAATCACTTACTATACAATTATTAATTTGATGTAGACGAGTATAGTCGACGGCCTAAAGACTACATCATATAAATTAGGAGGATATAATCATGGCATCAACATTGTTTAGAGGCCCAGTATTAGTAGGGAAGAAAAACGAAGCAGGAAAAACTGGATTCAATATAACACAGAAGGATTCAAGTTACACTGTCGTTATTTCTACTGATTCTGGAAAAACCTTTTTATCAAACACTACGGATGTAGTATTTACACTACCCGCAATTGCTATTGGGAATGTATTTACATTTGTCAATACAGCAGGAGATGGTGGAAACAACTTGACTGTTAGTCCCAATTCATCTGATGGTATTTTGTACTTAGGATCTTTAACAGACGATAAAGACGTTGTTAATACTGCAAGTACATCAAAAGTTGGAGACTATGTGACCATTGCATCTCTGAACTCAACTGTTTTTTGGACAGTTGTAGATGTTCAAGGTGTTTGGGCTAAAGAGTCTTAATAAATAAACTGTGAGCTCCTTCGGGAGCTCACGACTAAGGAGAATAATAAATGAGTCCAACAGACGTAAAACAGACCATTGCAATTAGTTCAACGGATACTCTACAAAAGTATGTGGGTACCTCTGCTACTGATATTGGCGTTTCAAGAATTAAAGCCGTGCAGGCACAATCGAGTGCAGCCGATGCTAGTGTAAAAATTTATAACGCTACGGATGCGACTACAGCCAGTACTTTAGTATTTGAAGCTAAATGGGCTACAGCAGCAAATGAAAGTTTTACTTTCTACCTTCCTCAAAGAGGTATCTTTTGTAGCACTGCTATGCACGCGGTTCTGTCGAATTGTGATTTTTTAGTAGTTACATTCGATTAAGGAGGGCATTTAAATGGCTACTTCAGGGACAACGACTTTTGAGAAGTCGTTCTATATTGATCAAGTAATCGAAGATGCTTACGAACGAATCGGTTTGCAAGCGACCTCGGGTTATCAATTAAAAACAGCAAGACGATCCTTAAACATTCTTTTTCAAGAATGGGGAAATCGAGGAATTCACTATTGGGAAGTAGGAGACACCAACATTAGTCCGGTTGAAGGTCAAGCGGTTTACAAGCTTTATCGTTCGGCAGCGGATGCTACTGCTGGCGGAAGTGACCAAGCAACAACCGTAAATAATGCTAATTCATCCGAGACCGTATATGGTTTATCGGATATTTCTCAATGTGAATTTAGAACTTACATTAATAATACAAGTGGCACTCAAGCTGATTTGGCGATGACTAAAATTGACCGTTCAACGTATGCCGCTTTTTCTAATAAACTAACAAAAAGTACACCCACTCAATTTTGGGTTCAACGTTTTATTGATAGAACAACTTTAACAATTTATCCGACTCCTAATTCTACAGCGGCGGCAGCAACCAGCAAATTACATATTTATTTTACTAAACGGATCGAAGATTCAGGAGACTATACTAATGTAGGTCAGATTCCTTATCGTTTTGTTCCTTGTATGGTGGCAGGCTTAGCTTTTTATTTAAGCCAAAAATATAGTCCACAACTGTCTCAACAAATGAAATTATACTATGAAGATGAATTAGCTAGATCTTTGGCTGAAGATGGCTCTGCATCTAGTACTTATATAACCCCTAAAACTTATTATCCGAGCGATTAATGGCAAAATTTTCACAAGGTCGATATGCATTATCCATTTCTGATCGATCAGGTCAGGCTTTTCCTTATTTGGAAATGGTCAAAGAATGGACTGGAGCATGGGTGCATATTTCTGAATATGAAAAAAAATCGCCTTTAATAAGTCCGATGCCTTTTGGAGCCGATCCTCAAGCTTTACAACGAGCGAGACCAGCACGAACAGAATTTTATACACCAACCATTTTACCGAATAATCCTTTTACCACTACGGGTTCTTCTACAACCGTAACCGTTGATCAACCTAGTCATGGCCGTTCGACGGGAGATGCGGTTCGATTTAGAAGTGTAGTATCTGCAACAGGTGGAGTAACACCTACTATTTTTATGCTAGAAACGACTTTAGCTTCGAATCTTACGGATTCAGCAACAACAATGACTTTAACAGATTCTTCTGCTTTTCCTTCTACAGGTTATATTGTTGTTCAACCTGGAGCCAATGATAATGAAACGATTAAGTACACAGCGAATAATACAGGCACCGGAGTTCTTTCTGGTTTAACACGAGGTTCATCCGCTCCGACTTATAATTTAACTCCTCAAACAACTACGGCTTCAGCACATGATGCAAATGTAAAAATAAGAGGATCTTATTCAATTACTAAAGTGGATGATAATAGCTATACCTTTACATTGGTCACTGCGGCGAGTAAAACACAAACAGGAGGAGGTTATCCGGCTTTTGCAGGTCCGGTTAACGCTAGAGCATAATGGCAGGATATACACTTTCAGCATTAGAAGCTGATCTT